GTCTCGCAAACCGTCAAGTTGATTCTCAAGTCTTTCCTTCTTATCTTTCATCTTTTGTACAACGCCTGCATGGGTAACTAGATTGCCCTTCTTATCCCTAAAGTCTGGAAAAGTCTTGAGTTCCCTTTCTTGTATTTTAGCTTCTTGTTCTTCAATCTGCTGTTGCACTTTCTCTATTTTTGCTTCTATCCCCTTCGATTCTCCTTTTGCGGCTAGTTCTTGAAGTTGTTTTATAGTGAAAAAGTTAACCCCTACTTTCCTCTTTTCCCCATCCCTTTCAGCAAAAATAGCTTCTGTGTACACAATAGCGCCAGAGTTTTCTAAAGCTGAGAGATCCAAGGTCATAGGTTTAAGATCAAAATAAAGAATATAATTACCATCTAAAGCAAGTTCACTTAAAAAGAAACCAAGACCATCAAGAGCTGCTCCGTATCGGCCTCGATCTCTTGTGTCAATCTGGCCTGTCGCTTCCCCAAGTACACGCCCTGCGTTTGTTAAATAAGGCAAATCAATTGGTATAGGTTTTACAGGCTCTCCAGGAGTTTTGGATTCCATATCACCTGATTCAATCGCAAATCTTGAGCCCTTGCCTCTTGCATATCTTTTTGCAACGTTTATGTATTTTTTTAACTCTCGAGTTAAAGGTATAGAAGAAGCAGGCACAGTATATTTACGGATTGGGAAAGAAACCTTTCCATTTTCATCTTGTACCTCATCAATAGCATAAGCTACACCTGGCCCAGATTCTTCCTCTACTAGTTGGATATATCTATCTATTAAATGTTGTGGAAATTGAGACCTATTCGAATTAAATAAACCTATAGCTAATTCTGGGTGATAAGCAGCAGCTTTTTCAAGTGATTCTGGAGATGCAGGGCCAGCAAAAGTATTATCTGTATCCGCTTCTACAGTAGGCCACCCCTTAGGGTATAGTTTTTTACCTTTTCGCTCAAAAATAGGAACAATGGGTGCTTGCTCTGACCCCTCTATTTGAAACCTAGTCTGGTCAGTACTTGGGACAGGGGTAACTCCTATAAAATCATCATCACCAGTAGGTTCAATAATAGACATGCCCTCCCCACCCGCAACCTCTTCCTCTTGGGTCATAAAACTACCCTGCTGCTCTACTTCATCAGTAGCATCATCAGACATCTCTTCTTCCATACGTTCTGCTTTTGTAGGTAATGTAATATTCGCTTTTTTTGCACGTTCCTCTATATGTTCCTCTATAGACTGTGTTTGAACCCTTAAATTACGTGCTTTTCCTATATAGGCTTCAGCTGCTTCAACAGCTGCTTGTTCCCCTTCAGTATTTGTTTGTTGATACCAACGGAAATTACCTTGTTTATCCCTAACTTCGACTACAAGAGAATCATCACCTTCCCTACTTCGAGTATAGCCAAGGTTATCTGCAAGCCAGTTATTTAACTTCTCGGTATTTAGAGGTGAAGCAGACATCATATTGCTAAAGGACTGTGCTTTCGTCTGATTTGTTGTATACAAAGTCCCAACCCCCGCAATAGCTACTGTAAATAAGTTAGGGTATTTATTTTGCATTCTAGTTTTAATTTTATTAAATTCAGCTTCACTATTTGCATCCACCCAAACCATATCACGATTAATTCTATTATTAGCCATATCAGCGAACTGACGGGTAAGAGACTTAGAATCTTCCGTGAAAACACGGCCTTGTTCTTGTGCTTTAACTTTATTCTCTTGGTATCTTTGGTCTGCTTTAAACTCTTGTGCTGCTTCTAGTTGGTCTCTTGCCTTTCCCATAACAGCAGAAGGAGTACCAATCACCGTTCCTATTCCCATTCCACCAAAGAAACCCGCAAATAATGCATTTAATCTATCTAATTTTGCATGGGCTTGCGTGTATTCGTCATCGATCCTAAATTTTTGTTGCACGGAAATTTCTTCTTGGACCCTTTCTGCTATACCTTCAGAAATTGAAGTAGTTGCAGCTACCTCAGCTATACGGCTTCGTCTACTCCTTATAGGAGGTTCCTTGCCTTCTCTCATCGCAGAAGCTGTTACATTAAAATCAGGAGCTTTCTTACTAAGAGCTCTTTGGACTGATTTAAAAACAGCAACTTCACTTCCAAGGCCTACTGCAGTGTAGCCAAGCCCTTGTAATACAGAGGAAAAAGCAGAATCTGGATCATGCATTCCCTGCTCTGCGTAATCCCCAAAAGAAATACCAGTCCCCATGACTTGTTCTTGAGTTCCTGCGCCTGCAAGCCCCCCTATTTTTGCCCCAGTGCCAACCCTATCCGCACGTACCTTTGCATAAAGTTGATTAATCATGTCTTCCTCGTCGGCAGTTAGGGGTTTTAACCTTGTCTTTCTACCCTGTGCTTTCGCTACTTCAAGCCTAATCTTTTTATCTACTACTTTTTGTATCTCTGATTTTGCGACCCCTTTTGCTGCTAGACTAGTAGGAATAGCGACTTTAGCCCCTTTTTTAAGAGCTTCTACCCCTATAGTACGGCCTGTAAGTGCAGCAGCCCCCGCACCAACTCCCGCACCCGTCATAGCTAAACCAACACTAGCTATCGCAGAGGGCCCAAATTGTCCAGTAGCTATAATAACTTGATTGATAAAACCACCAAAAGTAGGCTCTTCCCAAAACTCCCCAAAAGATTCTACACCAGCTAACTCAGATGCAGCTGATTCTTGTATTAAAGCCCCTTGTCGTGTAAGCCCTACGGCTGATTTTTCATCTCCACGTATAGACGCTAAAGCCCCTCTAAAATTTAAAAGTTGGGCTTCTGTATTTTTTACTCCAGTTGAAAAGGCAGCTCTAAAAAGTTGGATGGGGTCATCTATGGGTATAACTTCATTTGTATCATAGACCGGAGGAGCAGTTCCTCCTTGCCCTATTAATATGTTATCTGCAGAATAAGGTGTTGTAGGTACAGCTCCAGCTCCAAGAACATCGTCAACTACTTGCTTCTTGGCCATATCTTACTGCTTCCCTACATCTGTCCCTAACTCTTGGATAAAATACATAAGAAGGTTTCTACCATAGGAGTTCTCCGTAGGGCCACCAAATCTGAAAGACAGCCCACCTGGTTTTAAACTGCCCTGTGCCTCTGTTAAAGGTCGACCTGCAGGGGTAAGGTATATTTCTTCTATAGGGCTATTTGAGTCACCTGGAACTTCCCTTCTATACCTAACTTTTCTCATAATCTGACCTATGTCTATTGGGTCACCTGGAGAGAACCAACCTTGTATCCTGTCAGGAAAATCTGCTGGACCTTGTCTTCTGACTGCCTGTAAAAATAGTATCCCTGCCGTATGTTCTAAAGCATCTTTAGCTGCTGCTACATTTGGTCCACTTATTTCGTATTTCTTAGTTTCAGGGTTGTAGTTAAAATGAACCCCTCCTCTTAGATTCTTAATCTCATTTAATAAATTCGTAGTTTTTAACTGTGTTCTCTCATCCCAGTCTGTCAGATCACCCTCTTCGTCCCACATAAGCTCAATAAGTTCTTCGTTAAGGTCCACGAACTTCTGTCCTAGTTGAGATTCCCAGTCGGAGCTAGCCCTGTTATAAGTACCCAGTGCCATTTTGAGATTCTCTGCATTAATTGCCCTCGTTTGTTGTGCTCCTCGCTCGCCTGAGAAAGCATTTAAGTATCCAGAAAATTTTGTATGGAAAGGCTGGTCACTCTGGTCATATGCTGCTGAAATAAGAGCTATATCCACGTCTGTAAGGTCTATCTCTCCGTCACGTCTACCTTCCTCTCGAGTATTTTTAAGATCCTCTAGTGACTGTACTCCATATTTATCTACATACGCTTTAAACTTATTTTTTAAATCATCATTTTCGCTAAGGAGTTGTATAACTGATTCATTCTTCTTTATAAACTTTTCAGCGTTTTCTGGAGATATAAGGTCATTCTCATCTTTTTCTAAAAGGTCCTTACCATCTTCGCCTTTAGTTATAATATTTGGAATAGTAGAATCCATCAGACCAGGGCCTACATTACCATCTATAGCGTTTAATTGTTTTCTGGCCGCTTGTAACTGGTTTTCTTTTTCCGTTTTTACACTAGGAGAAAGTTGCATAGTCTCAAGCTCGCTTTCAAGGTTTTTAATCCTTGTTACTACCGTATTTCTTTGGTTACCTCCCGCTTCTTTCAAGGCTGCATCATCTTTTTCAAGGTTATCTACAACCTCTTGGGCCATGTCTTTCCATTTTTTATTATATGTATCTACTCGCAATTGCCACATCTCTGCTATTTCACTTCCTTTGAATTTGTTTCTAGAGCTTTTCCTCCCCGTCTTTCTTTTTATGTAATGGTTCATCTGGAGTCTTTCATTAGAACTCACTTTTATCATTTCATCTGGGTCAAGGTTTGAAGCTTCTTGCAATCGCCTTACAGCATAGCTCATGTTGCCTGTGGTTTGGAACTTATTTTGTGTACCCATGCCTACATTTGTATAGTGTTTATTTCCAGCCGTAGGTCTTTCTACAGTTCCCCAATAACCTTGTAGCAAAGTCATTCTATCGTCCTCCCCATAAACAACAGTTTCATCCGTCGCTAAGATTTTTTTAGCTAGTTCATAAGCACTTTTTGCTTCAGGGGTAGAAGTATCTACAGTTCTATTAGGTAAAGATTTTCTCTCAACTGAACTCTTTGGAATAGAACCAAAACTAGGATCTACATCCATACCCTCAATCTCTTTTTGTTCTTCTGCCACCAGTGCATCATGTCGGGCTTTAAGCTCGCCAGCTAACTCGGTAATCATAGAAGTACCCTCCCCGACAGGGATATCCGCTGCATCTATCTCATTCGCTGTCTCCCCAGCCTGAGCATAAACATCATTGATTGAACCACGTACATTGCCCTGTTCGTTCCAAGTATTATCGTCTCTACGTGTTGCTCTTGAGACTAACTGTCCCTGTGCCAACCATGGATAGGCCAGATTGCTAATCATCCCAAAATTAAGCATCATGAGGCCTTCAAACTCATCTTGTGTCATTGTAGGTATACCTTCCGGAGCATCACTAGCAGTATTAGTCTTTGGTGCAAACTTCCCATTATCATCCCGTTGCATAATAATTACTGGTCCCTGCCCGTCCGGAGTATTAGGATCAAGCGTTACAGCAAATGCATTTTTTTCTACTCCCTCTTTTGTATCCAAAAAGGTTGTAAATTTATTACTCATGTTCATCCCTTGGAGTATGAGACCCTGATGGACATACATACCTGTAGCCGGATCTTGACGCAGAAACTCATCTATTTTAAAGGAACTTGGCCCTTCTTCTGGGTTCCATATTCCATTCTGTGCCATTTGGTTTGCCAAGTTCATAGCGTACTGAGTTCGCTCTTGCTCCCTGCCCTGTCTTATATTTAGCCTATTTATTTCATAGGCAGCTTTTTCTTGATTAGTAGGCCCAGTAAGCCTGTCCCAAAGGTTTGCCATTATATGAGTGCTCCAAGTACAGCCATACCAAATCCAAGTTTATTTGCATGATGTTGAGATTTTGCTGATTGGTAAGCAGCTGCTCTAGAAGCTGCCAGAGAAGAAGCATCGCCCATTCCAGCTAAAGCATTTTGATTTACGCCTTGTCCTATCCCAATAAGCTCATTTAGTAACGCAGAATTTACTTGTCTTTGTTGGACCCTCGCATTATTTATACTACCTGCCATACCTAACTGCCCCCCTCTTTGTAATGCTCTTGTTTGTTCTTGTCTTTGGACTGCAGAAAGACCCGCTCCTCCATATCTTTGTATATTTCTCTGTTGTATTTCCTTAGACATTTTATTCTGCGCTTCTTGGTCTACCCGTGCTTGTTTGATTAAAGAGTCATCCTCAGTTAAAGCCAGTAAACGCTCCTCAAAATCCCTAAAGTTCTTTAGGTAGTCCATGTAGTCTTGTCTAGTTATATGAGCAAATGTTTTTTCGGGATCACTAACGGAAGGTAGCCCCATATTATCGCCGAGAGGGTTATGTTGAGATTCTCCTGCGTCCCTTCTTGTAGGTGAAAAAGCACCCCTTAGCCAATGTTGCTGCATTAAGGGCCCCCTTTCCATTTAAAACTTGACCCTTCTGCGAAAGCAAAAGGGTTCTCCCAGTTACCGCTAGGGGAAGTCCAACCAGTGAAATCAGCACCATTAGGAGTAATGATCTTATCATCAGAGTCAGCATCCTCTGTAGTTGGGTCCAGGTTTGGGTCTGTGTCCTTCAATTTCTTAATACCAATGTTTGTTAATTTACCTGCGTAATGCCACCTAGCATTTCTTCTTGCTTGTTTAGATTTTGCAAAAGAGAGTTGTTTTGTAGTCGCAATATTTGCAGCTTTTGATAGTCCTTGTTGTGCAGTTGCCTGCATGCCTCTTGCATTTTTTAGCACATTAACTTGGTCGCCTCTTTGGGCGGCTAAACCCTGTGCTCCAGCCTGTAGCATCATTGAACCAGCAGCTGAAGCTCGATCTGCTGCTGCACCGACAGACGAAGCAGCGCCCATTCCAGCTAACAACCCAGCCTGCGCCACATCTGCGCTAGCCCGCCCTTTTGCTACCGATTGATAATCTTCTGTAGAAGACCTATCTCTTAACTCTGTAAGTTTAGGTAAATATTTTTCCCTAAAGTAATTTTTCTCTGCCAAAGAAACAGAAGCAAGCGTTTTTTCTTGGTCTGTTGCCTTATATTCTGATGCTTTTGGTTTACCCATTTACTTTCCTCTTATATGTTCGTGTATCTAAGGCCCATCCATATTTTTTAGCGTACGCTTCCATTTCTGGTATCGCTGATTGGGCTTCTATATATTTACATCCAAAACTTTCTGCCATGTTATTCATCCATTTTTCATGGGCAAACCACTGATGCCCACCTTTTTTATAAGTATACGCTAACCACATATACAATGTCTTGTCTTTTGTGAACCTATCTATTTCTATAGTAAGGACCAAAAAACCTACAGGAGAAGTAAATAAAAATGCTCTTTCATTCACACACTCACTGTAAACATCCTCCGGGATAAATGTAAGAGAAGGAGTCTCTGAGAGAATCTCTACAATACCGGGCCTAATAAGATCCCAACACTGGCGTATGTCCGCAAGTTGCGGAGATACATATTCCTCAGTAATCGATCTCCTTTCCGTACTTTCCATACCTCCTCCTGGGTAATCCAATTCCTTTATATTTAACTGTTCTTTTAACTCCAAGGTCTCCGCCCCTCGCTCTTAATTCTGCATTTTTTACTTCTTGATTAAACTGGAACCAATATTCTTGTGAAGCATTTATATCTGTCCATTCTTTATTTGGCATCCTTAAAAGACGGTAAAGCGCATTATAAATAATACCGTCTCTGTATGTGTTAGAGAATTCTGTGTCTATATTGTTAGAAGTTCTACTAGGTTTCAGTGCAACACTTAAAATTAAAGAATTAGAAACAGAAGAACTTGGAACCGGCACTACCCAAAAAGTTCCTACTGTTTTTTGTAAGTAAACATAAGGCTGGCCAGTTCTATCTCTCCAATCTGGGTAATTAAGTTCTAAACTACGGGGACTGATAGGGTCCATGTCTTTACCATCATAGATCATATGAAGTATTTGATGAACTTCCGTTCCAGTAGGTTGATCAAAATCGTACTCATACACTCCAGAAATAGTGCTAATAGGGTCTAAATCAAAAGTATAAGCTTTTGATCTTTCACAAAAGTCGATGGTCGCTGAACGAATGTTATTTTCTACAAGCGTGTCAGGACAACCAGGTACGTAAGGTAAAACTTCCTTAACTAAAGAAGAGAAGGTAGCCATTTATTATCCACCACCTTGCACCATAGGAAGGGACTGAATACTATCATTATTCGGGCTCAACAAGTCTTGCGCTTGTCCCCCCTGTCCTATACTACTTAAGAATAATTGATAATGGTTACTTGCTCTTTGTTGATTTCCTGCATACTCTGCATCTTTTAAATA